CGCGTGTAGATAGGCGTGCGATCGTACCCATGTGATCCCCGCGTTTTGTAGGGATCTATGGGAAGTTGTTCCTTCTCCCAAGAGGGACCGGATTTCCCGGGATTCGATAAGTCAGGAGTAAGACCCCTGACATACGTCGAATAGGTTGGAACAACCCAGTCTCCACTCCTCCGCTTCGGTTGTCGGAGTGAGCGAAGACGATACGTGTCGAAATATCCTCCACACCACCCTCGTCTACGATCCCCCCGACGGCTATATAGGTCGTGACCACCCAGAAGGTGGCCATCCCCGTAACCGTCAGGACCGTAGATCCGGATTGGCTCCCACGTCCAGGCTTCACAGATCGCGGCAAGCTTGCGCTCGCCGTGCCTGATAGCCCAGTTGTGGAAGATGTAGAGGACTCTGTCTGAGATAAGTTCTCTCAGATAGAAGGGACGCACGTCTTTCCCATTGAGCCAGTCGGCGCCGCAGGACTCCCTAAAAGGCCCGTCGATATACGACTTCTGGGTGTTAACCCAAAAGCCGCAGTGATCGAGGACCTCGTAAAGGAGCCCCGCGGCATCTGTAGGGACAATTATGTCATCCCCATAGACTCCGACGTGTTCGACATCCACACCAACAGTCCGGCAGCATCCGAGCGCTAGAGCCCAAAAAATCAGGCTCTCTAACTCGAATGTGAAGCCGTTACCCATGGAACTGAATTTCTCCAGCTTAATGGATAGACCGTCGTAACAGATGGTTCCCGTCCTTAGTTGTCCTAGAAGTTCGGACCATTCAGGAGGCAACAAATCAAACACGACACTTGATGAGAGAGTATCGCTGGCTGACCGCAGATCGATAGTTGCGAGACTACCGTCCACGGAACCCTTTCGGGCTAGCTTACGGTTCCTCTCTTGATCACCAAGGTCCAGCCCAAAAGAACGCATCCTACCCTTAAGGTAGGAACCGACCCCTAGCTGGAAAAGCCCATTAAGAATGGGCTCCACAACTATAGGCCGGTGAGTCTTAGCGTTCTTCGGGACGAAGACCAGTTTACCGTCATCGACCCTGACGGGAACTATCTCCCTCCTTGCGGAGGGATCAGGTTCCCAGAGCGGGAATTCACTCGAGCTCTTCAAACAGTGCTCGGCTACGATGTGTGGAACTTCCGCAAGGAACTGTCCCACATACGGTATCAAGTCCTCGCTACACGCGAGCGTGGCTGAGAGCTTCCCTGACAAGGAGGCTTCCGCCATTTTGACTGATGTCGTGGCCCCCGGACCGAAACGGAACGGGAGTGAAGAGAGATCGGGGCGAGGCCCCAGTACCTGACGAATTTTTCGTTCAGCAAAGTGTAAGACTTTGAGAACCCCGAATGACGGGTTCGTTCGGTACTGCTTATTCGTCTCTCCACAACGATGCTCCGCCTTTATGAAGGCTGTTACACCTTCTTTAAGAGGATTATAACCCAAGTCTACCACACACTGTTTGGATAACAGCGCCTGGATCTGACGAGCTGCGAGATAGTCTTCATACTCGATCCCTGTCGGGACCTCGTAGTCAACCAGAGCTCTAAACTCATCAGCCTGAACTAAGCTGTTCAGTAGACGTGAGCATTCTCCTCTCGACGCAAGTTCGGTCGAGACCTCCTTTATAAAAGGGATGTGCTTCTCTAAAGGACGCGGCGCTAGCCAGTCTACAAGTACTGGCGAACTAGATGCGGTGTACTGTTCCACCGTTCCTCCTACCAAGTTGATTGATAGCTAGTGTCTGTGTCTACCGAGGTTTCCCTCGGCCCCGAACTTAGTTCGGACGGATACCAGCAGTGATGAACAGAGGCCCTGGCGTGGTAGCGTTCTTGAACGCATCCCCCGCTGAGGCTTGGTCCAGCGTTCCCGTCGAGGTTGTCGACGAGGCGCCCTGCAGGAACCCGAGCGCAATCTTCAGAAGGTTGGCCCGGTCCGCCACCGTCGATCTCTTGGAAGAGATGTGGGTGAAAAACAGGGTTTCCGTGTAAGCCACTTTGGGTGGTGCCACGTAGCCTCCGGAAGTTCCAGACGCGCCCAAGGTCTCCATTACGGGGACTTCGAGCTTGATCTGCCGCTTCCAATCGCCATTTCCCAGACGTTGATCCGAGAACGTGGCTCGCATCTGCCCCTCGAAAGGGACAGCAGCGATGTTGGTCCGCCAGACAGAGTCGGGCGAATCACCAGCCGGCACGAACGTGTATTCGACCGGGGTTGCGGCATCATCCTTCACGAGGATGTTAGTCTGTGCACCCATGTTGGATGTCTTCCTTTGCGCTTAATTAGGCGCGATGTTGGTAAATTAACGAAAGACTTTTGATAATCGTTGATGAGCCAAAGCAATAGAATTCCAGACGCGCTTACCATGAACCGCTCCTTTTGCGGAGAAGGTAGGCAGAGGCACACTGGGATGACTATTCGAGACCGTACGACGGAGTCTAACTCCGTTAGCGACCTCGTTCTGATCCGGGACGCGCGTAAGCACATCCACTATGAAGCGAGGGGGTTTCGAGGCCCCAAGCCACACAGGAGGACCAGAGAACTTTGCAGTGACTTTCGTCGTCGTCAGGAACCTTCCTTTCAACGACGGGATCGTGTTCAGGAGATCGATGTAAGAACCGATCGGAATGAACCAATCCACCACAAATGACCAGGGAGTTAGCTCCCAGGCCACGCTCATCGGGTCGAGAAGACCGAGCTGCCTAGCAAACGACAACTCTTCCTCCATTTCATAATAAATCGTCCGACGAGTCGTACGATTCACCATCTGGGAGTAATAGGAGGGGCTTGAGGACCCCTCTATCGTCCTTTTGACCGTATGGCTACGACGGAAGACCTGCTTTCGCGGGCCCGCCGTTATAGCTTCCATAGAACGTGCAGCCTCGAATGTGTCCGCCAAGAGCGGAACCCATCCGTACTGCAATTCCAACCAACGACCCGACACGTCTGTAGTCTTAAGACGCGTCGGACGGGGACGGACGCCGAGATGTCTCGCGGCGTCTGCCCATCTCCCTCTCTTGAGGGAAATGAGGGCACCCGTTATCTTACTGAGACTGGAAGCCACCATCGACGAAGACTTATTCATCTCCGCTAGGTAGATTCCCGCGTTGAAGTCGTGATCTTTGACGTCCTTGACAAGCTTGTCAAGCAACTTCAATTGATCATTCGACCGCCAGTCAGTTGGGGGGTTAATATCCCCAAGAGACAACTGAGTTAGGCATGTGACATTGATGGGGGAACTATTGATCACCCACCCCTGCGCACTTCCGGCATAAGACCAGAAGAAACGCCGGCCCTGATACACGTTACCTGTTCGCTTTCGCTGCAGAGAACGCATTTCATAGGAATTCCACTTCAACGACCCTGACGGTAGGTATTTCCCGTCGACACCAGTCCAACTCTTGTAATAGGCAGAGCCTACTAAAGAGGAAGACTGGGCAGTCGATAGGTTACCTATAGTCCCAGTGGTCATAGGAGGTCACTCACCAGTTTCGCCGGCACGTGTAGGCTCTATACAGAGCGTCACGTGAGCGGCGGGCAAGTCGACGTAGGCGCAAGGAGGATCATAAGCTACGTTAGTCGTGTTAAGTGTCCCCTGAAGGCTCGAACAGCCTGTCAAAGATAGGGACACCAGCACGAGTAGCAATATGACCGACGGACCAGTAATACACCCTAGTACAAACACTAGGATGGATTTGAGGGTTATTGATTGCCTCATGTGCTGGTCTGACTCCATACGTTTACTCCTAATCGCCCCGTGAGGGGCGTGGGTGGACCAGAAATGGCCACTCAGCGGTACCAACCGCCGAAAGGCGGCCCCCACCA